ATATCTGTTTGGTTTGCGGGAAATTTGTTCCTCGAAGATCATGATATTATGATTACACTATACCCACCAAATGACCTTTAGCAAGTCAAAAAATTAAAAAATATTTTTCTTGACAAAATAAAAAATGGCCGTATAATAAGACGTATACGTTCTCGAAAAACTTTCCAAACAGAGTTTAAATTAATTAATAATCGTATACGATTTATATATAAATAGTATATAAATAATAACCGATTCTCGGTATGCTACGCATATTTTTATTTTTTTATTGACATTAATAAAAATAATTGTTATACTATGTTTAGATTTAAAATGACTACCAAACATATTATAGCAATAGCTGGAAATGCAAGATGTGGCAAAGATACTTTAGGTAAAAACTTTAGCTATTTACTAAAAGAATACGGTATAAAATCATCTCTTTATTCCTTTGCTGATGAACTTAAAAGAGAAACAGATGATTTTCTAAAACAAACTTTAGGCATATCATCGTATACTGATGATGATAATGAAAAAGCCATTATTCGCCCATTTCTAGTGTTTTGGGGGACAGAGATTCGTAGGAAACTCAACCCAACTATTTGGGTTGATAAGGTTCTAAAAAGAATTAAAGAAGACGAAGTTGCTATAATCACTGATTTAAGATTTGAAAATGAATTAGAGTTTGTGAAATCTCACAATGGTTCTATAATTTATCTTTCAAGAGTAAACGAAGACGGAAGTCAAGTTCCACCAGCCAATTCATATGAAGAATCAAACAATAATATTATTGCTGCACAAGCTGATAGCAATTTTACATGGTTATCCTCTGATGATGATAAATTACTTAAATCATTATCTAATGAGGCTCTAGAGACAATTTTAACACAAGAGAAATTTGAATCATGGAAAGCGATCTCTCTTTAATAATTAAAATTCAAGATGAAAACGATGAACGAAGTTTATTAGAATTAATAAATCGTCATTCAGGAATTTATACATCTATGGTTGGAAGATTTGCTTCTGGATCTACTTCTATCTTAGATAAGAATTTAATTATGGAAGATAAAGATTTTACTATCTATTCATCTGCTTTAAAATTTGATCCAAGCAAAGAAACCAAATTTTCTACATATCTTGCTAATGAAGTCAAGTGGAAATGTTTAAATACAATTAATAAACTTAAAAAGAGAAAAGAATCCTCCATAGAAGAGGATGGTAATTTTATAGAGCCATCATGTGGTGATTTTATGAATTCAATCTACGAAGAAGAGACTCTTAATAATTTTAAAATCTTCCTAAATCAAGAAACTGATGAAAGAATAAAAAAAATCATTGACATGCGTTATAATAACGATAATAATAAGCTCACTTCATGGAAGATCATTGCTTCAGATTTAAAAATGAGCATCCAAGGATGTATTGATATTCACAATAAATTTATAAACAAACACAAGAAAAAATTATGTATAACACAATAGTAACAGTATGTCACCTTGCGACTGATCCAGAACTCAAGGAAATTAGCGGCGGTAAGAAAGTTTGTAAGATGCGCGTATGTGTCTCTGGTTCAAACGTAAAAACTAAGAATTTTATTGATGCAGAAGCTTGGGATCGTCAAGCAGAAATTTGCTCTCAATATCTAAAGAAGGGAAGAGAAGTACTTATTCAAGGAGAACTCTGCATGGACTCTTGGGAAAAAGACGGAAAAAAAGCTAGTAAGCATTTCATTAGAATTAATACCATTCAATTCCTTGGAGGTAATGGTGGCGAAAAGAAAGATGCTGATCAAGCTCCTGCTGGCAAATCAAACAATAGCTCAACTCAACCATTCGCAAGCGAAGAAGATATTCCATTTTAATTTATGAAGTTATTAGTAGAAGCGCCATTAAATTCACTTTCACTTGGCAATGTTGCCATTAACTTTCTTAAAGAATTAAAGAATAAAAATGTAGAAGTTGGATTATTTCCAGTTGGAAATATTGATGTTCAGGCTCATGATTTAAATGAGGAATTTACTTCTTGGCTTCAAGAATCTACAAATAATAGATTTAAATTTCTCAAAAAGGACATTCCATCTTTTAGACTTTGGCATTTTAATGGCAGTGAAAATAGAAAAAATGCTCAACAACATTTATATACTTTTTACGAATGCAGCGAGCCTACATCTACTGAAATTGCATTAGCTCAAGCTCAAGATAATGTATTTTTAAGCTCTACATATTCAGCAGATAAATTTATTAATGCTGGTTGTGATAACGTATCATTTATTCCGCTAGGATTTGATAAGACATTTTTTGAAACAAAAAAGAAATATCTTAATGATGTTATCCATTTTGGATTAATGGGCAAGTTTGAAAAGAGAAAGCATACTGGAAGAATTATTCAAGCATGGGCCAAAAAATATGGAAATAACAATAAGTATCAACTTACTTGTTGCGTAACAAATCCATTTTTCAAGCCCGAAGATATGCAAAATATTATTCAAACAGTATTAGAGGGAAAGAGATATACTAATATTAATTTTCTCCCATATCTTCAAAAGAATTCAGAAGTGAATGAGTTACTTAATGCAATTGATATTGACTTGACTGGTCTTTCTGGAGCCGAAGGCTGGAATTTGCCAGCATTTAATGCCACCTGCTTGGGTAAGTGGAGTATTGTTCTTAATGCTACTTCACATAAAGATTGGGCAGATGCTGATAATAGTATTCTTGTCGAACCAGATGGTGAATTTGAATGTTATGATCAAGTTTTCTTTCAAAAAGGAGCTGAGTTCAATCAAGGAGTATTTTATAATTGGTCAGAAGATTCTATCATTTCTGCGATGGAAAAAGCAGAAAAGAAAGTAGGTCAAATCAACACACTGGGACAAAAGTTAGGTGACAAAATGACATACTCTAATACTGTAGATGCAATTTTATCTAGTATTTTCAAGGATTAATCTTTGGCGCAAATTTTGCTAAATATAAAAATATATGAAAACATTATTCGAAGAACTATTGGAAACCTCTTATGGCTGTACAACAAAAATTAATCAACAAAGCGTATCCATTAAAGATAGTGGAGATTCTTGGGTTGCTGAAGTTATTTTGGCGGGATTCTCTAAAAAGGATGTTAATATCAATGCTGACAATGAAACTTTAGAGATTAAAGCTAAAAACGATGAAAGACAATCTAAACGCATCACACTATCATTAAATAGTTTGGTAGCTATTGATCAGATTTCGTCAAAACTTCAAGATGGAATTTTAAAACTTAAACTTCCAAAGATATCTCAAGTTAAAAAAATCTCTGTAAACGTTGATTAAAATAAAGGGTGGGTTGAAAAACTCACCCTTTTTGATATAAAACAATATGCCTATCTATACCTATTTCAGAGAGTCAACAGAAGAATTCATTGATGTATTCCAAGGAATGAATGATCTGCATGAATACAGAGGGACAGATGGCACTGAGGATGACTGGAAGCGTGTATATTATTCGCCACAAATGGCTTTAGACACTCAGATAGATCCTTTTAGCTCAAAACAATTCAACGACCGCACAAGAGATAAAAAGGGTACTGTTGGACATCTTTTAGATTATAGCGCAGAGATGAGTGATAAAAGAGCTTCTCAGGCTGGCGGTATTGATCCAGTTAAACAAAAGTATTTTGATAATTACGCCAAAGAAAGGCGTGGAGCTAGACATAATTTAGAAAAGCAAACCTTTGAAGGAAAGAATTTTAAAATAGATTATGGAAAAGATTAAGAGATTTTTACAAAAGATAATTGAGTTGTAGATCCAGAATTGGCTAATCCAGTTCCAGAAGCTATAATATTAGCTGACGCTAAACTACTTAAAGCTTGTAATTTAACTGTTGTTGTAGAAGTTAAATTAATTATTGTTGAAATATTGGTTGTTGATAAATCAGCAATAGAATTAGTATGAAAATTCATTGCGGATGCATAAACAGTTCCACTTGTTGAATTTAATACTCTAAAAGCAGCATTGCTTGCAGTAGCTACCCCACTATAAAGAGCCATTGCATTCATTAACCAAGTTCCAGAGCTTAAAGTTCCAGATAAATTTGTTACATCATACCAAGTATTTGCACTAACTAAAGATACTGGTGATAATAATTTTATACCTGTATTTTGTAATGTAAAAGAATTTCCAGTAAAAGAATCTGCATAAATACTTCCAGCCACATGTAGTGTTTGAGTTGGGGAAGCCGTTCCTATTCCAACATTTCCAGCAGAAGTAATTCTTATCCCTTTTGTACCCGAACCCCAAGGTGCAATAACCAATGATGTAGCATCATTGTATACCCCATTACTATAAATAAAACAATGATCTCCTGCTTCAATTAAAGGATTATAAGATATTGCAGATGATCTACTTATGAATTTATTAAAATAAGTTCCATTTTGCAAAGTAAGCTCTGCTGTTGATGTCGCGCCATTATTATTAGATTGAGTAATTGAACTATAAAATGTTTTTGCTCCCGAAATACCTTGACTTCCAGTTAAAGCAACTACTCCTCCAGCATTCCAATTTACTGCTGAACCATCGCCCAAAGTAATTGCATTAGCACCGCTCTGATTTAAAACAAATTGATAAGTGCTAGAGACCGTATTTAAACCTAAATTCATATATTTACTTACACTTTAAAGTTATTTTTGTCTTCTGCTGATTTTAAAACCTTTAGAATCCGTGATTTCTACGGAGAAAGAAGCGGACAACGTATAGATATTATTCAAAGGCAAGGAATAGCTAAAGCTATTTAATCTAGCGTTTTGAAATTTATAAAATCCTGTAACTGATTTTGCCAAATTAGAAAAGCTAAAATCTAAATCATAAATAGGCTCATTATAAAATGGAGTAAAATCATTAAATGAATAATCACCACTAGTTAAATTATCTTGAGTATTAAAACCTGATAATAAAGATTGAATTGAAATTTCAGCAGTAATTGGAAATTGCAATTTTCGATCAGATACAAAATTAGCGCCAAGCCTAGAAAAATCAACTCTATCAAAATTTAAGTTTAAATCCATCGACTGAAGAATTAAACCGCTAAATGATCTTAAATTATTAGTAGTTCCACTCGATGTAGAAAAAGAAAATGTGCTATTATAAGGAACAGTTATTGGTGGATTATAAACTGTTCTTGATTCAATATCTCCAGTTATATAACCAGAACTTTTAAAAGCTTCTTTATATAAAAATGTAGTACCAGTAGTATCGGTATTTCCACTTATTGGATTTAATGCTGGACTATAAATCCCAGAATTAGTATATAGACCAGTTGTAATTTTATTTGCCTGTATATTCGAAGCCTTAAATTTTGTTGATGCTATTGGAGCTTGACCATTTTGTATTGATAAAGAATATTGTGATAAATAACAGTTTCCAAATGAAATACAATCATAACCATCATAAGAGGCACTACTTGATGGAGAGACTAATCTATTTTTAAATCCTTCTTCTGTATCATTTTTATTAACAAAAATATAAAAATTATTATTTTTTTCTTTAAATTTAGAAAAAGCATAAACATCAGAAACCCCAGATCCACTAAAACCCAAGAGCAATTCATTATTTAAATATGGCGAAAAATAATAATCTATAGATAAATCAATATCTGGATATTTATAAAGAGCGTCAACTGAATAGTTTTGACTTCCAATTTGCTTTAAAGGTTGCCTAGAAGATGAAAATGAAAAATTAGAATTTTGAACCAAAGAAAATAAAGTACCTGAAGTTGATACTGCATCAGTATAAGCAGGAGACGGCTCAATAAGAACATAAGAGGAGTCGCTTTTTAATATTTGTTTGTTTGCCATTTAAGTGTCGGTTGGTATGATTCCCAATGGATCTTCAATGAATGTTACATCCAAATCATGATGATCTTTATATTTCCATGTATGTGACCATTGAGGACAATAAAATACCTTTGGCCTATTATATACTGAAGGTATTTGATTTCTAAATTTTCTATATCCTGCTTTATTTTCTAAGAAATGAAGCATACATGTTAATTGCCTATCATTAATATCTGTAAATTTGTAATTTATGTCTATTTTTGCGGTATTATTTTTTGTTTTAATTCTTAGTGGAAATGCATTTTTAAAATCTAATTTACTTACTTGTATTTTCACATCATTTTGAAATCCAATATCTGGACTAAAAAAGAAATCTTGAGTCCATTTTGAGCTTGCTCCAGTTGGTGAATTAGAAGCTAAACTAGAATGATTACCGCTGCAATAAAACCAATTATTAAGTTTATTACTATTTATATCTAAATAAACAATATCATATTTTTGATAAGTATTTCCAGTTGCCCATATTTTAAAATTTGACCAACTTGTATTATAATTGCTCCAATTAATATTTATTGAATTCCAAATATCTTGCCCTTGACCTGTATTAAAATTTAAAAAATATGAAGACTTCCAATTAAAAAAAGTAGGAGCTTGATCTACCATTATATCAACTGCAAATTCATAATGATTATTATTTATATGATTAATTGCATAGTTTTCGCAAAATGATTTATTGCTTTTATATATGCCGCTATTGTCTGGATTAAAATCAAAACTCTGATAACCTTCTTTACTTTCAAAGAAGTTCACTAATTTGGCGCAGTTTTCTTCATTTACATCATAACGAACCTTATATGATACTGATAAATTATTTAATGAAGCTGGAACTATATTAAAATATGAATCATCTGTTTCATAAGATAATACTTTAGATGTAAATTCCACTCTTGATCCATATACTGGATCAAGATTTAAATCTGACAGATTATCTGGGGCAGTTATTCCAGAAATATTTCTATCTCTATTATAAAAAAGATCTTCGCTCATGAGTGTCCGATATAATTAAGGGTTAATTTTAACACACCATCAGATGATGCGGATAATTGTTCTGAAACAAGACTGGCGTTAGGTATTGTATAAGATATGCTTCCATTACCACTTGGCATGGAAAATGATACTATTTTATCTTGTTTTTGACCTATAAATTTTTGAGAATTAGCCATAAAAGCATCATCTACTTCTATCTGAACTGCGGCGGTATATTCTAATGGAGGTATTAATTCAATAACTGCTGGTAATTGAGATCCAATTGTATATATTGGCTTTCTATTTATTTTTACTGAATAGTCAAAACCGACCACTCTATTTGTTGATGAATTATCTGATTGTATAAGTATACTACCTTGTCTTGGCAAAAAGATTGCAGGATGAGATACAGACCCTGATGCACTAATTCCACTTTTCATTTCTCCAAAAATAACAAAATTAGCATTAACTTTTGGCGGCGAACCAACTGCAATATTCACCATATATTCTGTCATATATCCTGTATTAAAACCATAAGAAGAATTTTCGTAATGAATACTCCCCGATAGATTTAAATCGCCAGTATATTTAAGTAGTGGATCTGATCCAAAAACATAATCTCTACTGATAGACATTGTTTTTTGAGAATCAGCGCCATGAGTCATTATTCCCTTGGAGTATCCTAAAGGTTTTGCGATACTTGCACTATGGGAATATGATAAATCAATAGTATTAATTCCAGACAATTCCTGCCCAGAAATAAATACTCTAGATTCGTAATTTAATTTTCCGCCAAACATATTATGATCTTCTTAGAACGCCTCCAAGTCTTTTTTCTTCTTGAAGAACTGAAACAACAGCTTCTTTTATTTTTCTTGAAAGATTTTGATCTTGCTTTGATTGTCCAGTTGAATCTTCCGTAGCACCTTGACCACCAGTTGAAGTTACATTTACAGTAACTGGTTTAGTTGATTCTTTGGTGGTTCTAATAAGCTCGTCAAGCTTATTGATAAGTTGTTCGTTAATTGCTGATGAATCATTGCCTGTTGATGCTCCAGAGTTCATGGCATTAAGATTATTAGCGCCAATTCTTTGGGTTGCACCAGCATTCATAATGAATTCGCCACCAGAAAGCATTGCTGGAACAGTATCTATACCAGCTCTAGATGGAATGCCTCCACCAGTAGCTAATTTTGGCAAAGTACTTGGGTCGTCAGTAAATGGATCATAACCACCTCCAGCTCCTCCACTCTTTATCATTTTTTGGAAATTAGCCATACCTTCTGGAGTTTTTAGTGTCTGTTTAAGATTATACATGCCTAATTCCTCAGAAGTTCCAATTTGAGACATTGCAAAATTTCCACTAAAAAGATTTTTTAATCCTCCTACATTTTGTCCATTTATAGTTCCTCCAGAATATGCGCCTTTAAATCCCGCCCCCATTCTTTCCAAAAATCCAGCATTTTTTCCAACAGAAGACATTCCAGCTTTCACTCCAGATGAAATTGCTCCTGCCCCTACTCCAATAGCCGTTGTTGCCGCCGCCATTATTAACATATTTCTAAAAGCTTTTTTCTCAGCTTTTTTCTGTGCCGCAGCTTGTTTTTCGGCTTCAAGCTCTTGCGTATAAAGTCCAAATGCTTGACCCTTTGCTTCTCTAACAGCTGCTGCCATTGGTCCAGTTGTTCTTCCAAATTGAGTCAATCTAACGCTTTCTGGATCAAGATCTATAAAAGCAGAATCGCTACCACCTCTAATTACATCTCCAGCTCCAGAAGTATAAGATTGACGAGCATAATCAAGTAGATTTTTGCCTCCAGTAATTGCCCCAGAGCCATAATATCCTGGCATTTGATATCCACCTTGACCAGTTTGACTACCAATATTTTTACTATCTATGACATCAGATCCAAAACCTCTCGATCTAATAACTGAACCACCTTTGGCGTATCCAGATATTGAACCACTATTTAAAGCATTCATAAAACCTGCTCCATACTTAGAAACAGCTTTTTTATTCATGACATATTCACCGCCCATTAACATGGCTGGAACATCATCTTTATATCCAGAACCGCCGCTAACAGATCCACCATTAGCAAATAAATTACCTATTCCCCCAGTAAATTGACCAGCAAGATTTTTAATATTAGCTTTTGTTATTTCGCTCAAGAAACTTGAAGCGGCAGCTCTAAGTGAGTCTCCGAAACTTTCACCCTTCATGATTATAGCCTCCATAGCGGATGCCATATTATCTGCGAACAAAGAAGGTATTCTCTCTCCTAGATTAAACGCAAACTTTTCTGATTCTTCTGTTAATTTTGTCATTCCAGAACCAAATCCGTCTGCAAATGTTCCAGGTTGAGCGGATGCTGCTCTTAATTTTTTTTCTGTTTCAGCTGTTAATCC